TCGCCGAGCTCGACGGCCCCAACATTTGTCGTACTGTCCTTCCCCTCGATTTCAACGTCGCGGGAGAATTTAACAGTAGATTTGGCAACACCCTTGAAGTTACCTGCAGGCTTAGGTGCAGTACGGTAGACCGTCATTAGCTCTCTTGAATCGAGGGCGTTGTTCGGTCCCGTGTACACTGTCCTGTTCTGGTACTCGTCATATCTTGTAAAGACATGATTTTCCGGGGTGTCGTCATTTGTAGTATCCACGCTAAGCGTAATGGTTGTATCTAACATAGTAGTTAGTCTCCTTTGGCTACAACATGCTGCGGTATAGTCCGCGGCCGATAGTAGCTAAGTCTAAGATTTTTGCCGTATCAAGTTTTAAATTGAACGACGGAAAGACAGGCTTCGAGGGCTCGGTAAATCGCCGAGAAATCAAAAGCTTGTCAATTAGGCTTCCTGTGTAACCAGTCATCGCAGTAATGACACCGCTCGTATCAAGGGTAGAACCCGTGACACTTGCAGTAACATTGCTTTGATAATTTACGGTAACCCAGGAACAGAGAGGATGCAACTTGGAGTTGACTGACCAAGAGGAAATAACATGACCGACATTAAATATCCAGTCGATCATGAACGAAAAGGGAGTTAACTCCCAGATCGCCTCTAAAGGCTGGTCAATTCCCCACAAAGCCAAAAGCCCATTGATATCATTTTCAATATCGTAGAGGACTCCTGCCCTATAATCTAGGGTATACGACTCTGTGGACTGGTAATCTGCGTAGGACCAGGAAGACCCCCATAAAAAGGTGTCTCCTGAATTTTGATAACTAGAATCATCATCAAAACCTCGCGCCGTTTGCCGCTGCCCCTTATTCACTTCCGATTGAAGCGCCGTAATGGCTTGCTTCATCTCGAAGGCGATGGGACGGACAGCATAACGGAATTCGAGCCACAGATCACTTAGAGAGTCCGCGATGGCGCCTGGTTTGCTGTATTTCTTCAGCACTTGCAGGCGTTTCTTCTTGCTCTTGAAAAATCGCACAGTTTGCACCATGCGATTGAGCAAAGAAGCGATCCAGCGGATGTTCTCCGGCAACTCG